TCAAATCGGTGCAATTGGTAACACACCAGTTCTTGTAAGCGCCGAATTTGCAGACAAGGCAGCTGACGCTGTTGGCGCTATCTGCTTCGCACCAGGTAACTTCTTGGTTGGTAACCAGCGCGGTCTGCGTGTTGACACACAAGACTTAGTAGAAACACAACGCCGTGTTATGGTAGCTAGCCTACGTACCGGTATGACTCAAGTTACAACTAACCTAGGACCAGCAGTTTCTGCCCTACGTTACGTAGCTTAATACTAAGCAATAAGCAAGACCCTTCGGGGTCTTGTTTTATAAATGTACTTGGGTGCATTTATAAAACAAGGAGATTCTATGGCATTAAACCTAACAACAAGAGCTGATTATAAAGCTTATGCTGGAATCAAAAGCACTAATTATGATGCCGAGATTGACGCACTTATTCCAAAAGTATCGGCTCTGGTAAAGAACTACTGCCGCAAAAGTTTTGTAGACTACTGGGACGAGCCACTAACTGAAACGTTTGATGGCGGAACAAAAACACTATTACTAAAAGAAACACCTGTTGTTACAGTTCAAAGCGTTACTTACAGCACAAACTACGGAATTACTAATGTTCCGTTGCTGGAAAATTCCGAATACGTAGTTCGTGGAGATACTATTATTAGTACAGCCACTGGTGGATTTAAGTACTTACTAAACGGTTACCGTGTTACTTATTTAGCAGGCTACGAAGACGTACCAAATGACGTCGAACTAGCGATTATGGATTTGATTACTTACTATCGTCAAAACGATAGCGCAGTTCACTCAACAAAAGCACCTGGCACAAACGCTGTGCAAATTGAGTATATTTCAACTACCAGTCTACCTGCCCACATTAAGCGTGTGTTAGACCTACACGTAGCGGACTATACATGAGTATATCGGAGTTCACAGCAGCACTAAGAGATAAGTCTAACCTTGAAGTACAGGCCAGCACCAAAAGCATGTTGGATAGATTAGTACAGGGAGCCGAAGGTGCTTTTCGTGCCGGAAGTTTATCCAAGAAAGCCTCTATTTTATCTGCCGGTAAAGTTGTTGTTGGTGGCAAGACTGTAAACTTATCAGAAGAATTTCGATACGCGGGCGAACCTCAAGGCAGAACTAGACTAATCCTAACCGAAGACGATTTAAACGAAATATTTAAAACCTTAAATATTTCTTCTAGCGCAAAACCAATTGCCTTATACTTGCAGTTTTTAGCTAAGAACTTCCCAAACAAAATGGCCAGTCACTATGAAATATATTTCAGTGATGGTACCGTAATCGAAAAGCAACGTAGAAAAATATCGGATGTAGTAAACGCTTTAAAGCCAGAACAAATATCTGATATTATAGCTGTAAGAGGCTTAAATTTTAGTCACCGCAATACTTTAGTACACGTAGCACACTTTATACATAGTATAGATGCTATGCCCGGTAAGTCAAGAAAAGATATAGAAGAAACATTATCTGGACATTATGACCGAGGCCACGTATACGCCCAAACATACGGACGTGCTATAATTTCGGCTAGAAACCTAACAGCACAGGACGACTTACTAAACAAGATAATTGGCTTGTACAAGCTACTTGACGAAGGCTCCAGTAGTTTAAGTCAAATGAACGGAAAGTACAACGAGTTACTAGCCAGAGCACACAAAGACTTTACTAGTAACCATATTGCAATGAATATTCAGTTGCAGGTTAAACGAGATATTGAAACTGGTTTAGGTAACCGAGATACTGGAGACTTAAGCTCTAAAATTCGTATTGTTGGATTTTTGCAAAGTTTAGTAAAAAACACTACACTAAGTGCAGATGGTAAAAGATTGCTAACCCAACCTGCTGCAGCTTCTTTAAAAGAGTTTGAAAAAGCATTAACAGACTTAGATAAAAAACTAGAAGCATACAGCAAAGACTTAAACAAAGTATTAACAAAAACCACTAACCCAAACTACTTATTAGAACTTAGAACTTCTGATAATGTACCAGAGTATCTTGGTAAATTGTATAAAGATGTTTTGGAGTCCAAAGGTAGTAATCGACAGATTAAAAAAACCACTCCACTAGTCTCTGCCGCAAAGTCTAAAAAATTAGATACTAAAGTACCCTCAGTATTAGCAAAGGTAAAAATACCTTTAGCTAATATGAAAACAAAACTGGCCAAGATCAAATCAGATATAGGTGCTAGTAAATCGGCAAAAGCTCAAGTAGCTTCCGGAGTATTTTTAGACTTAGTTAGTTTACAAAATTTGATCAATCAACAACTGCAAGATGTAATCAGCGCCAACATGGGTGATGGAAGTCGCCGAGACGTACTAAACTTCAGAACAGGACGACTTGCTGCCTCAGCAAAAGTCGAAACTATGACAGAGTCGCGTGCAGGTATGATTACGGCTTTTTACAGTTACATGAAAAACCCATACGCAACATTTTCACAGGGTGGGCAACAGCAAAACCCACGCTCACGAGACCCTAAATTGCTGATCTCAAAGTCAATTCGTGAAATTGCAGCACAACAAGTCGGCAATCGTTTAAGGGCAGTCAACATATGAGTCGTAGAACCTCAATTATAAAAGCCTTGACCGCTAAGCTAAAGCTAATAAACGGTCAAGCACCTTACAAAACCAACTTATTCCAAAACGCTTATGCCAAGCTAAAGTTCTGGGATGAAGTAAAAGACTTTCCAGCCGTATACTTAACGCCAGGTTCGGAACAGCGCGAGTACCATCCAGGTGACTTTACTTGGGGATTTTTAGGTGTGTCAGTAAAAGTTTACTGCCACGGCGAAGACTCCAGCGAACAACTGGAACGGTTACTAGAAGACATTGAAGTTTGTGTAGACGCTAATCGTGTGCTTGTATACGACAGCACCACAAACTATGAAACAACTGAAATATTAATTCAGTCAATTACTACTGATGAGGGGTTGTTAGCGCCTTATGCAGTAGGAGAAGTTAACTTACAAGTGCGCTATGCCATAATGTAAGCCCCAGCGTTACAGCAACAGCAACAGATAAAAGTCTAGTTAAAGTGCTACAACGCCAAACTAAAAAAGGAAATGAAATATGTCATTTAATTTAATTCGTAATAGTCGCGTATTTTTCACGACTAACGTAAATGCTGAAACAGGTGTAGTAGCTGCAAGTGGTTTTTTACCAGCAAACACTCGCGAAATCCAAGTATTGGACGGTTTCTCATTCTCACAAAACACAACAGCTGAAACTGTTACACTAACCGAAGCAGGTGCAGCACCAGTTCGTGGACAGCGTAGCTTTAACACGGCACTAGAGCCAGTTGACTTCTCAATGTCAACTTACATGCGCCCAGCTGATGGTGGCACAAACATTACTGCTGAAGAGTCAGTATTGTGGAACGCACTATTTGCAACAGACCCAATCGGCGGAACTAATCCTGCTTGGGTTGAAGGCGTAACAAACTGTGTATTAACAGCAGGTAACTCACAGTCACACCAACTACAAAAGTTTGGTTTGATTATTGTTATTGACGGTGTGAGTTATATCATCGACAACTGCGCCCTGGACACTGCTACTGTAGATTTTGGCTTAGACGCTATTGCTATGGTTGCTTGGGCTGGTAAAGGTTCTATTCTACGTCAAGTAGCCGGTCTAACTGCCACAAGCGGTACTACAGTTACATTTGGTGGTGGTCTAACTGGAACTGCCAAAGGCAAAAATACAACTGCACCATTTATTGCTAATAAACTAAGCACACTAACACTGAAGAAAGAAATTGACGGTACAGGAGCTACTTTCAACGTAGCAATTACTGGTGGTTCGCTAACAATCGCCAATAACCTAACTTACTTAACACCAGCTAACCTAGGCGTTGTTAACCGTCCGTTTACTTACTTTACAGGTACTCGCGCTATTACAGGTACCCTAAACTGCTACCTACGTGCAGGAAGCTCAAACTCAGCAGGATTGTTAGCTGATATGTTAGCAGGTTCTACAACTGATGTTGACCCAGCTTTCTCTGTGCAACTAGAA